CTCAAAATGTGAGAAATGTCAGGGTCAAACTTGACATTTTCTCTACAAAATGTAATAATAATACAGTAAGCAAAACAACCAACTGAAAGGAAATACAAATGGCAGTAGCAACAGCAACTTACAAGGTAGGCGACACCTACACCTCACAAAAGTCAAAGGTGACAGGTGTTATCACAGAAATCAAGCCAAACACAGACGGAACAACAGTTCGTGTAAAACTTGATGTCAATGGCACACCACGCTGGACAACTTGGACAGCAAAGTAATTCCTAATACAGGAAAAGTCCTGAGCATGACTACTAAAACTGCTCACTTGATTTCTAGCAGTAAAAATGCTAGACTATAAATAACAACCCACTAAGAAAGGATAACAATGGCAAGAAATGGAAAAGCCATAAATGTCAAGATTGCTACAACCAAAGTAATCAAGGCATTAGAAACTAAGTTAGCCCAAATCAACAAAGATAAGGCTAATCAAGCAAGCAACGAGGCTAAGTTCAAGAAACTTGAGGAGAAGCATAACAAGGAAGTCGCAAAACTTGCGGTATCTGCTATCTCTAAGGCAACTGACTTATCTGCTCACAAGAGATACAATGGCGAAATCCAAGTATCTTTCTGCTTACCTGCTGGAAGTATTGAACTACCTGATGAACCTCAAAAGGATTTTACTACTTACCATGATTGGCAGTATAAGGAAATGATTGAGGAAATTGAGAACGCTGTCCGTATTCTCAAGATGACAGACGAGGAAGTAGTTTCTACTTCTACTTACAACGCTATCGCAAGATACTTGTAAAATTGGGAGGGGTGTAAAAGCCCCTCTCTCTATCCCCTGCGTTCCACGCTATTTATAGCAAGTGTCCCCTGGGGATCGTCCTGAGCATGACTCTAAACTGCTCCACCTCCTAACTTGACAAATGTCAGACCCAAATGCTAAACTTAGAATTAGAAAGAAAGGAACTAAGATGATAGCAACCGCTATAGCAATACAACAAGCAACAGCAGAAGCAGTTCATGACGAAATGACAATGGGCATCGCTTCTCACTTATTTCACACAAGAAATGAAATGTCAGATAATGATTTCGCAAGAGCATTGTTTGAGTATTCTGCTCTACTCTCATCACTAACAGCAACACTTGTCACTAATGTCCTATTGACAGAAGAACAAATGGACGCTATGATTGATGATATCAAAGAATTTGATGAACTTGGAAAGGATATAACAAATGGAAACTAATGAAATACATATGACGGAGGAATTCCTTCGTAATAGAATTACCGAATTAGAGGAGCGAGTAAAGACTGTAGAAGAGTCTCATGCTCGTGTCGTGCAGCGTGACTTTAGTACATCTGCTGCATTGAATGCAATGTCAGAATCACTACGTGATTGGACCATAGAGAATCTAGAGAATATTGCCATCAACGAGGCGCAGGCCTTGGAACTGGCAGAGATTGGTGGATTCGAACTAACAAAAGAAGTAGAGGCTGAAGTCTCTGTAACTTACTATATAACATTGAATGTGCCTGCAGGTGAGAATGCTGAAGACATAATCAATGATATTGATTTCGACGCAATTGTATATGACACGGACCATGTCACACATGTTTCATCTAGTGTCGACAGTGTTGACATCTAAATAAAATTTGCGGGGATCATGAAAGGCCCCGCAATGTGCACGGCTCTCTTCTTTCATCCTTTCTTTCAAAGAGACCGTGAGGGACCTGAGCACGTCCATGTAAACTGCTCTAAAAATTTCCCGAGGGGCTTTTGTACTATATGTCCGTTTTAAGAAGTTTAAGAAAAAGATCACGAATTCCAGGATTTGCTTTTGTCAGTCCATTGTGCTAAACTTTAGATAATAAACAAACAGAAAGGAAGAAAAAATGGCTCATGAATTAGAATCAGAAAAGTCATTCGCTAGTTTCCGTGAACCTGCTTGGCATGGTTTAGGAACCGTATTTAATGAGGAAGTTTCAACATCAGAAATGTTGTCTCTTGCTAATCTCCAGAATTGGAATGTTAGATTAGAAGATGTAGTGATTCCAGAAAATCTCTCATCAGATAAATCTTATCAATATGTTGTTCGCACTAATCCGTTTGATAATTCTCAGACAGATGTTTTGGGTGTTGTAGGTGAGCGTTATGTTCCACTACAAAATGAAGACCTATTCACTTTTGGTGATGCAATTCTTGATGGTGGAGGTCGTTGGGAGACTGCTGGCTCTCTCAAGGGTGGTCGTGTAGTTTTCGGCTCTCTTGCTCTTGAGCGTGAAACCGTTCTAGACCCTAGCGGTGTTGCAGATGTTGTCAAGACTTATCTTCTTGTCAATACATCACACGATGGTTCAGTTGCTATTCAAGCAAGTGTGACCCCAGTTCGTGTTGTGTGTGCTAACACTCTTGCCGTTGCTCTTGGTAGAGGTAAGCGTGGCGTAAAGCAATCATTCAAGATTCGTCACACCCAATCTGCTGACGGTAAAGTGCAACAAGCACGTGAGGCTCTAGGTGTTGCTAATGCATACATGGACGAGTTTTCTAAAATGGCTCAGTTGATGATTCAGAAAGAAATCACAGCGCAACAATTCAATGATATTGTTCTTGCTGCGTATCCAAAGCCTGATGAAACCAAAAAGGGTGCATTGAAAAAGTGGGAGAATAAAATCGACACTATCAATGACATCTACACAGGTCAATTCAATGGCATGATTGCTGGTTCTGCTTGGGGTGCTTGGAATGCACTTACAGAAAGAATCGATTGGTATCGTGGAGGTAAGCGTGGTCTTACTGAATCAATCCTAATGGGTTCAAGTGGTTTTGACCCTGCTATCACAGCAGAAAAAAATCGCTTGTTGCAAGTTGTTAATTCAACTCTAGAATTAGTTTAATCTAATTCAACTCCTGAGCATGAGTCTAAACTGCTCTATTTTTTATTGATCAAAAAAATCCCCCGAGCATGTGATTTTTCTCACACCTGATTAAGATATTAATTAGATTTTTCCAGAAATTAATTACGATGACTTGACTTAAATCCCTGAAATTGCTATAATAAATATAACAGAAAGGAAAATATGTTAGGCTATACCATTACAGATGTAGTAGATATGCAGATCTCTATTAATGAGGCTACTAAATATATACCCGCCGATGACCCTGAAACCAAACGGGATCTATACAAAGCCTTTGACTTCTTACAAGGATTAATAGTAGAGGGACACTTTCAATAGTTGACAACCCCATAAGATTTTGCTAGAATTATACAAAGACCTATAGAAAGGAATCCAATGCCCAATTGGTGTTACAACCACCTAGACATTTCAGGTGGAGACGTATCTGCTCTCAAAGCCCAACTCAATACCCCCTTTGAGGTAATGCATGATACTTACAATAGAGAAACAGGACAAATGGAAAAGAAACTGTTTCACTATCCCAACCCTGTATTTGCATTCTGGAACATTGTCAAGCCAACAAACCTAGAAGCCTACTATGGCCCACAACCTGAGACAGACTTATCTAAGGGCCTATCCTTTGATTCAGACCACTGGTATGACTGGAATGTGCGTAACTGGGGAACTAAATGGGATGTATGTGTCAATGAGGATGATAAGTATCCTGAGACTGAGTTGACTGATGAAGGTCAGGACTTTATTTCATACCGCTTCAATACAGCATGGTCCCCACCTGTTGAGGCTATCGTCAAACTATCTGAGCAGTATCCTAATCTAGTATTTACTCTATCCTTTGAGGAAGAGACTGGTTGGGGTGGCGAGGTAGTCATAGAGAATGGCGAATCTATGGAAACAGAATCCTACGATAATAAATGCAGGGACTGTGATTCACTCAACACATTACAGTATTGTGATAACGATTGTGGAGAAATCTGTGATTCTTGTCACTATTTAGGCGAGGCAGATTTAGAAGCAGTTGCAGAATGCGAGGAGCATAAAGTATACTTGACTGAAGAGTATGTACCAGACTATAGAATGGATGAGATAAATGTCTGATTATTTATTAGAGTATATGAAGATACATCTTGTATCTATTGAGCAGGACCAAGCAGAAGTTGCTGAAGAAATGGAAAAACTAGATGAGAATTCTAAAGACTATAGAGACCTAGAGTTTGAATACAACTGGTTGGCAGGACAGATTATTGCTACCCGCCATTTTATACAGATTGGAGAAGAGCATGCAGCCCAAGCCAAATGAATTATCAGATAATCTAATTAAGTCTGTTCAAGCAGGCATATCAGGTCTTGATATCATCCATGGTGAACTTAAGAACTGGATGTATGAAACAGAACAAGAACTAAATCCATTGCTGCAGCAATCAGAAGAGATTGGCTCAGATGAAGACTACTCAGATACTGTAGATAGACTATGGCTGTCAGGGTATATGGAGGCACTAGCAGACCTCTACAGATTGACATACCAACTATCATTTGCAATTGCAGATCTGAAGGAATAATGTACGAACAGTTGACATTAGACCTACAATTTGATACACTAGAAGAAAACCCAACTATCGAAAGGACCCACAATGGGAGCACGTTGTACATTCGTTTTTAAGCAGTCAAAAGACCAGGCTGTGGCCTTATACAGCCACTGGGGTGAATATGACATGTATGAAGACCTGGCAGCAGCCCTGCAGCATGCAATGCCACGTATTGAGATGAGAGACCATGCATATGCTACTCGTATGGCTATTAGTTATTTAATTAAAGATAGCATTTTAGATGAGACAGGCTTTGGTATCTATGCTTGTAATCCTAATGACCTAGGTTTTATGGACGAGCCAATCATAATTAATCTTGTAAATAATACTGTCGATAGTAGGGTTGGTGGAGAACACTCTATTAAAGATTTTATTAATTACCATAATTTAGTAGCGACGGCTACTTCATAAGGGGACTGGTCATCCCCGTCCAGGTGGCAGCGCAGGCTCTAATCCTTTCTTGCCCTTGCGCTGTCACCACTTTTTTGATACAATGAGGAGAACTATGAATACACAACAGATACTAGATTATTTGATTACTGAGGCAGACGAAATCCGTGATGTCCTTGCTGAGAACGAAGGGTATCAAACAGAATACCTCACAGGCGCACTAGAGGCTTTAGAGGGTGCTATCAACTTTATTGGAGGTAAGTAATGCTTAGACGAATAATGACTCCTGAAGAAAAGATAGCCAAAAGATTATCTGACATTGTTTCTGATGTTAGAATTGACTTAGACCTTGTTGGTGTTTATTTGGCTAGAACAAGTCCAAGTGTGCCGTATAATAGGCTTGTAGAAATTGTTGAATCAGCGCAACATGAAAAGGAGAGCAGTGACTTCAGACAAACCCACTATAGACTTTTCTAAGAAGTGTGAGATATTAGATAAATTCTGGATGGACTATAGAGATGAAGAAGCATTTGAATCTTATGTAGATTATTGTGATCTTGCACTACCCCTTGCTTTTGCAATAAACGAGGGGATAGTCAAGTCAACAGAAACAGCAGAGGCATATATAAACGAAGCCTGGGATCTACTATGTGAAACACTACAGGTGGACAATACAAAATACTATGAAACATTAGATGATCTTTTGTTTGAAGCAGGTAGTTTCGACTGAGATTTCTCGGGACCTATTTCAAACCATAATTTCCAAATATCTTATTACGAAGAATATTACGATATCCCTGAAATATCCTTCAAACCATATATCAAATAATTTTCTATTTGTCAAACCATATGTATTGAATGTATAATGGTTTATTGTATATAGGGTATTGGGTATCTTTTTTATACCCCGCAATATTCGGGGGGGAAAATACAACAGAATTTTGAAAAAAGGTATTACGATCAAACATTAAAAATCCCTGAAATATTTTCAAACCATATAAATGGTGTTATGATTATATTATGCCAAGACATTTTTATAGAATGAATTTTCCAAAAGCAGCAAATGAAGATGATATTGGTTTACATAATGCCTTTGTTGCTTTTACTAAGGTTATTGGATTAGGAAAGTATTTTTCTTTTACCCCGCCGCTTTTTGACAGGGCCGAATGGCGGGCGCAGCACCAGGCGGGGAATAAAAAAGATTACGATCATAACACAAATACCCCTAATAAGCAATAACAAACCATATTCCTTGGTTTTAAAACTTTTTCAAACCTTTTAAATCTTTTTTGGATTTATTTAAAACTTATTACGATATTTCGATAAAAATCCCTGAAACATTATGGGCATATTCATGCATATATCCAATTTGACAAACCATTATATTGCATGTATAATGCCCAACGATATATGGTTTGACAATATTGGGCATATATGGTATATGAGGATATATGGTTTGAAGGTTTATGGTTTTTACGGCGCCCCCTTCGAAAACGCTCCATCCTCCACTATCCTCCACTTCACTCCACTTTAGGACTATTTAGAAATATAATCAGTAAGATTTTTCTGTGGATAATTCATGATGTATAATTAAATTATGATTACAAAATACGACAAATTAATATCAGATGATTTAGCAAATAGGCTATATGAGTATGGTTTGTCTATTGCCAAAGGTGAAGAAATAAAAGAGCCTATAAGGCATATCTCAACTAATCTTGCTTGGCCTAGTCCATTAAGAATTGGCAGTGGTCTTGTTTTATGCATAAGGCCTACTGAAGAAATGGAAAAAGAAATAGAAAATATATTGGTTGAAAAAGGGGTATTAGATTTTACAATTGAAAAACCTATAACCACAACAGCAACCACAGTAAATATATGGGGCAGGGGATCATTAATAACCTCTCATCCAGATACTGGATATAGCAAGGCAATAACCGTATATTTAAATCCGAATTGGAAATATAATGATGGTGGTATTTTTCATTGGAAGGATGGAGATTCCTGGAATGCTATTGCACCAACATTCAACACTGCAGTATTAGTTGAGGAAGGTACTCCTCATGGAGTATCTCCTGTTCAATCAGATTTTAGGATAACTCTACAGATATTTGTGCATAAGGCGGGGTAGATTAAAGCCCCTTTATAGCCTTATTGACCATAGCCATTAATCTCTTTTTGGATATCTTCTTGGCATTAAATGTCTCCGTATATCCTCCATATGGCATATTATCCTTATTGAGGAAATGTCCATATTTATCCCTTAGTGTATTTACTACTATAGATTCTACTCTTCTGGCTCCCCGCCGATCTTGAAAATACCAATATGCTACTAATTCCCATCCTTTGGTCCTATGGGCTTTAAACCTTTTCCCAGAAATATCCCCTATTCCTACCTTTATGGCATTATATTGGGGGTGATATATTATATATAGGATAGTGGGGTCCATGGCTTTATTATACCCTCGCAAATACCCCGTATAATGGACATCATGCTATCTAAAGAATCCCAGATTGAGATAATCTCAGAAATAATATACGATTATATTAAAGGCAAGCACAAGGACAAATTGTCCAAAGATCTTGCAGAACAAATTATAGATGCTTTGGATTTACAAGAACCACCTACTTGGTATGTTCACGGATAGTGTATAATAAAATATTATGACAAACAATAAATGTTATTACTGTGATGCTAAGGCAGAATTTACTCAGCCAGAAAAAGACACTGGCAAGATTATTGATGTCTGCTCAAAGCATTTTACATTTAGGCATATGGGATAGGAGATATCATGGCGATTGATACTAAAGAATGGTCTAAGGAAACAAAGCAGAAGATTGTCCTTTCAGCACTAGTTCTTATTGCAGCAGCCGTATTCTTTACACTTATCTGATACTAACCAGTAACATTAAATGGTTGTAAAATAATCCATTGTGCATTTACATAGTTCATTCGTATCTGTCATAGAGGTTGTAATAGACGATAATTCATATACCCGCACTTTGTGCGCTAGATGTGGATATGAGTCTCTACAGCCGTCCTGACTGCAACGGCATATATTAAGAATATTAAACTTTATTGACCGTGTAGGTCATAAGGAGTTAAACATTTCTATTTTGCGCCGAACTTTAATACTTATTTAATATGATATCATTTATATTATGAGTGTGTTACTTATAACCTATCCAAGATCTGGCCAGCATCTATTAAGAGAACATATATTACAAATGCTTGATGTTGAATGTGGATGGACCCATTCCCTTTTAAAAAAACATGATTTTGATAAAACAATAACAATTATAAGAGACCCAAAAGAGGCTATGGCATCTTGGATAAGCATGGAATTATATTATGAAGAAATTGATCCAACAAGAAAAAAACAAACATTAGATTTTTATTTAGAGGCTGCAAAAAAAGAATATGCTTTATTTTATAATTATGCTAAAAAAAATATAGATATTTTTATACAATATTTAGATTTGATAGACAATCCTAAAAAGATTATATTATTTTTATCAAAAGAACTTAAAGTTAATATAAAAAATAATAATTTTACAAATACTATAATCGATAACCCAGATTCTAGGCATTTGGTTAGCAGCAAAAATGTATTACAGTATAATTCTGTCTTAGAAAAAATAAACAATGTTGATTTAAAAATATTTGAAGATTTTTATAATGATTTAGACTCAATGTGCATTAAAGATTTTACAAAATGATGATTTTAAGGTATACTTAATGTATGACAGAAAGATTTGTTATTTGTAACATCTGTGGCAAAAACATAGAGTTAAGATGGGGCATTTTTGCCCATGATACAATGGATAGACATGTGAAGAAAGAGCATAAATGACTTATATTGATGATTATGATGTTGACTTTCAAATACCTCGCAGTATCAGAAGAGAAATTGAAAGGAATTACATTCAACGCACTTTTTATTGGTCGGTGGCAATTGGATCTTTTATTATCGGAATTTTAATTGGAGTTGCAATATGAGTAGAAAGTCTATTGAGTTTGCAGAATTAGAAAAATCTGTGGTTGTAACACTTAAAACTAAATGCCCTGAAAAATATATCTTAGTTGATAGACAAACAGGAGATGTATATGTTGCTAAAGAAACTGGGGAATGGGAGTTAGTTCGTGGTGGACCAAATAGAAACTAGTATTAAGATTCATAAGTCCCGCCCACCATTACGATGGTTTGCCAACATGTGTGGAGATATCTCAGGATGGGCAATTATGCGTATCTCATATCAGGATGAATTAGAAGATTTTGGATGGCGGTATAAATTACATTCAATTATTTGGAAGATTACATGGCCAGTATATTATAAGTTTGGTTCATTCTATGAATGGAGTTTTGATATGAGTGGAGATGGATGGAATGATTACGATTCAGATGGAGTCCCATACTGGGAAAAGCCAGAGTTTATCAATGCTTATGTTTGGGATTATGAAGATGAAGAAACAGGCGATGCGTTTAGGATTATAAATAAATGAAATGGGCTATAGGATTGATATTTTTAATGTTTGGTATACTTAACTATCTCGCTTACCTACAAGGAAGGGCATATTAAAATGATATATCACAAGCACTTATTAGTAAACGCTAAAGTTAAAAATCCTATGCAGTCCGAACAAGAGGCTATTGATTTTTTAACTAATTTAGTACAAGAAATTGACATGAAGATTATTAAAGGGCCATTTTCATCTTATGTAGATAAGGATGGAAACAAAGGATTGACGGCTATTGTTATGATTGAGACTAGCCATATTGCTTTTCATATATGGGATGAAGTTGATCCAGGACTATTACAGTTTGATTTATATACCTGCGGATCTTTGGATGTTCAAAAAGTATTTTATATCTTAGGAAAAGCGTTCAATATTCACTCTATGGAATATCAATTATTTGATAGAGAAAATGGTTTTGTTGTTGAACAAGAGGGTAGCCTTATGGATGGAGTATTTCATACAGTATATCCTGATGGGCTTCAATTAGACGGTAAAGCCTTAGATCCAAATGTAGGTGGATGGTTTAAGAAGGACAAAGAGTGACCTGGGCATGTCCCTGTAATGGTTAAAAGACTAAGGAGCAGTAGCCAAGTTGGTCAAGGCCCCGAACTCATAATTCGGCTATCGTAGGTTCAAGTCCTACCTGCTCTACTTTGCCCTTGTAGCCCAGTGGTAGAGGCACACGACTTAAAATCGTGACAGCGTTGGTTCGAATCCAACCAGGGGTACTGTATAATAGTTACAAAAGGAGAATCATGAAAATAGGAGATTATGTTTTAATACAAAACCATGAATTGTACAATGGTTATGCTGCAGAAATACAAGAAATTAATGATGATATCTATAAAGTTTTTATTTTAAAAGGCTCTATTAATATTGATTTAAATAAAGAACAACTTAAATGGAAAAAGAAATGTGTTTGTGGTCAATCTGGGAGGGCACCATTTTGTGATGGATCACACTCTAGAATGCATTAAAGAAATTCCTGATTTTATTTCAGAAGATGATATCAATATTTTAATTAATTATATTGACGCTAACAAAAACAATAATAAAAAATTTAGAAAGTCTAATAGAAGAGATAGGTGGGATTCACAACCACCAGAAAACCACGATATAAAAGAGCATGCTGAAATTATTCATATTTTAAAAAAATATTATGAAAAATTTATAGATGAGGCATTATCTTTTTATTCTATAAAAGAAGAAATTTTTCCTTATGCAATATGGATTTCAGTAATGGGTCCACAGACAATGTTGGGTCCTCATCCAGACAATCATAAAGGGGCTGAAGCAATATCGTTAAGTGGGGTAATATATTTAAATGATAATTTTTCTGGAGGAGAATTATGTTTTCCAGAATTAAGTTATTGTTATAAACCTAAGCGTGGTAGTTTAGTAATTTTTCCATCTCCCTATATTCATGAAATAAAAGAAATAATTTCTGGATTTAGATATGCCATTCCAGTTTGGGGAACAAAAACAAAAAATAAATCGAGGCTTAGTTTTGATTAATTATGATGATATTGCAAAAAAAATAGAATTATATCTATTTAATGCAATGAAAGATATTAAAATTTATACTTTAAAAGATAAAAATATGATATTAGATATAGACTATTCGGAAATAGTTAGTGGTATAATTAAAATATTAAAGGAAGGTTCTAATGGATCCAGTAAGAATAGTAATTAATTCTGAGCCTAGAAGCGCTCATGCGTGGCTTCAGTTTATACTTTATCATTATAAAGGATATGATGAAAATATTAGTATAGGAGAAGTTAATAGAAAAAATTTTATAATTAGAGCCAACTCTCCTGTTTTTTTATTATCAAAATTTGAGGATATCAAACAAACCGTAATATTAAGAAATCCTTATGACATAATCCCATCAATTGTTACCAAAACAATGGGTGGTATGGGTAATACTATTACTTCAAATATACCAATGCCACATGAACACAATGTTCCAGATCTTAGAACATTAGTTTTTGATCAAGCAGAGGTTTATGAAAGATACATGTATGGAATAGAGAATAATTTTGAAAATTTATATCCATTTACATTTGAACAGGTTACTCAAGATATATCTTTGGTTGTAAAAAAACTTATAAACGTCGATGCAAATAATTCAGACATAGAAGAATTAATTAGGTTAGCAAAAGACAGAATCATTATTCATAATAAAGGACATATTGGATATAACAATGCTGTACCAGTAGAGACTAAGCCAGATGTATATTATGAAGCAAAAGAAATGGTAAACTCTTTTAGTATTTTTAAAGATTTGCATTCAAAATATTTATCCTGTCGTGATTTAATTTTAAGGAATACATAAATGCCTAAAAAACCAGTTCCTCCATTTAATGAAAACGAAATTAAAATTATCAATAATGATCAAATAGAGGATAGCCCAAAAATATCTCAAGACCAATTATTAGGTGCAAAACTTTTTAGTTCTAGAGAAGAATATGCTAAAAGTCTAAAAAGGGGAATTAAGTATTTAGAGGTAGGAGTTGCTTGGGGCTATTCGGCAAAAATGTTTATAGAAGAATCTGATGCTTCATCGGCAGACTTATTAGACTTATACAATCAAGATTTAAAATGTTGGTCTTGGAGAAAATTTGGCAGTTGTCAGTGTGAAGGCTTTAAGCATGAACTTTTATATACACCAGAAACTCATGAAAAATATATAATTGATTTATTTAAAGATAGAAAAAACGTAAACACCGTCAAAGGTGACGCATTAGATATCCTTCCATCTTTAAATAAAAAATATGACTTTATATATATTGATATTAGCAATGATAGATATCAAACCAGGGAATGTATAAAACACTGTGCCAATTTAGTAGATGTTGGTGGCATTATAGGTTTAAATGATTATCTAATCTATGATGGTATAATTGAAGATATGCCATACGGGACTTTTCAAACAGTGAATGAGTTTTTAGATAAAAATAAAAATTGGTCTGTAGATGCAATTGCATTGCATAATTTAGGATTTTATGATATATATATAAGGAAAAACAATGAAGCATGATGATTATTTAAGGCTATGTGAATCAAATTTTAATGATATTTCTCAATCACATTCTGTTTATTCTAAAGATTCCAGATCACCATATATAATTAATTATCAAAATTTTTTATCATTGCCATTTTATACTTTTGATAGAACGTGGGCTGAGGCTGCCTATATGGGACGAGAAAATTTAGAAATAATAGATATCTTGGGGCATGAGACAAATTATAGATTAGAAAACAATAAGCATGTTTTAGATTTTATTCCTCCTGAGTTATCTTATATAGAAGAAGATAGAAAAACATGGAAAGTTAGATATGAGTATAACTCTGATTGGTTTAGATGTGACGAATTTTCTAAAAACCATGACGGGCTACATATTGTTTTTTCTGGATGTTCAAACACAGAAGGGGTTGGGGGAAACATAGAAGACACTTGGAGCCATATCTTATACAATAAAATTAAAGAAAAAAATAATGTTAGTGGATATTATAATTTAGGTAGGGGTGGAAGTGGCTGGCATAAGATTGTACATAATTTTAGAGAATACGTGGTTAATTATGGAGCGCCAGATATATTAGTAATTCATATGCCAAATATACTAAGGTTTTGGGAAAGTGATTGGATATATCATCAAAAAGTTCCATATGGAGATAATGTAATAAAAACTAACTATGAAGAATCTGATCTGCAAATGCACAGAGTTCATTTTCCAGTTTTTCTAACTGCCATGATGCTTTTTCAAGAGTATTGCAATTCAATAGGTACAAAATTATTATGGACTACCTGGCATTATATAGAGTCAATCAATATACATTGTTCAAGTTTATTTACAGAAACCTTTTTCTATTTAAAGCCAGTATCTGCTACAGACTTGGCACAAAACGTTATAAAAAATGGACTCACCCTAAAACATGATGATATAAGTTTTAGAGATAGACATCCTGGAAGATTATTACAGAATGATTGGGCAGAACAATATTATGACCAATTAGTAAAAAGGGGATGGATAGAACATGATTAAAAAAATAAAACAGTGGCTTTTAATTAGAAAAATTAAAAAAGAATTAAAAAAACCTAAAGGATATATATACTAATGAGCGGAACTTTGTACATAGTTGGTGGGCCAATCGGAAATAAAAAAGATGCATCGCCATTTTTTATAGAGTCTATACAAAAAGCAAAATATTTAGTTGTAGAGCAGATAGATATTTTATTTGATCAGTTAAAAAAATTTAATGCGCCAAATCCAACTGGAGAATTAATCCCAATCGAATATGTCTCTTTGGCTGGAGAGCCAGGAAAATCTTTAGAGTTAGAAAATTTAGATAAAATTATAAATATTTTAAAAAATGGAGAAGATGTTTATTTAGTTTCTGATGAGGGAATGCCAGGAATAGCAGATCCAGGAGAACTTCTAATAAGAGAAGCAATAAAAAATGATATAAATATATATGCTACACCTGGACCTTCAGTTGTACTTTCTGCTGTTGCTATTGCTGGATGTTTGCATAAATTTTCTTTTGAAGGGTTTTTGTCTTTTGATAGTTGGGACAGAGGCCATGAATGGAAAGAGTTAAAAAATAGAGTTAACCCAATGGTTTTTTTAATTAAAAACAGAGAAAGAAATGTTATACCAGATTTACCTGGCCCATATAGCGATCACATTTTTGAATTAATGGAAGAAGCAATGGAAACATTTGGAGAAAACAGAAAGGCCGTTTTGATGTATAATTTAACTTCAGAAGATTATGGTCATCCACAATCTGTGTTTAGGGGAACATTAAAGTATTTATATGATTTTGTTAAAAACAATGAAAGATTACCTGGAAATTGCTGTATAGTAATTGATGGCAAAATTTCTAAAATTATTTAGTATTTTTTTTGTATTCTCCATATTTACCAAGTATTGCTTTTATAGTTCCATCTTTTCTTAGACGAACAACCATTCCATCTTTAATTTGAATTGGGTTAAACTTATCGTGTCTTTTATATTTGCCAGAAGACATTACCGCTACCACGAATTTTCTTGCTTTGTTTTTCTATTGTATTAAAGGTATCAGCAAACAATGCCTTATCTTTTTCTGCATTCACGATACGACGTGACCAAGAATAGCCAGCATCCCCACCCCATGCTAACCACATTATGTACCCATTAGAC